ATGCTGGCGGCGGCAGCGTTACAGCCTCCCAAGGTGACATTTGCAGGCAAAGCCAAAGACCTCGCCCTAATCACCGGGGACGCACCGCTGGAGATCGGGCAGTATGTCTGGTTTCGGCGGGGGGCTCTCCGGCTGCTTCTGCGGGTGTCCAAGCTGACCGTGTCCCTGAGTGACCCGTCGCAAAATGAGATCGAGCTCAGCGGGTACATCCAGGGGGATGACCTACTGCAATATTAAGAGCGTGTCCGGAAACAAAATCGTGCTCGAAATCCACACAGAAAAAAATACCGAACAAGCTCTAAGTGAGGTGATACAATGGCGGATTATACGCTTTCCGCAACCATTACCGGCAATGCCTCCAAATTCACCAAGGCGATGCAGCAGGCAGAGTCCTCCATGGAGCGCCTGACCCAGAAGTTTGGCAGCTTTGGGAACACGATGCAGAACATCGGCAGCAAGCTGTCCGGCTTCGGCGGCAAGATCACGGCAATGGAGACTGCGGTTGCCGGTACTGCCGGAGCACTCGCCACCACGGCGGTCAGGGCTGGCGCATCCTTTGAGCAAGCCATGGCGCAGGTCTCCGCAGTATCCGGCGCAACCGGAAAGCCGCTGGAAAAGCTGACGGAAAAAGCCAAAGAGATGGGCGCAAAGACCAAGTTCTCCGCCACAGAAGCCGCCGAAGCCATGAACTATATGGCGATGGCGGGGTGGAAAACCAACGATATGCTCAGCGGTATCGAAGGCATTATGAATCTTGCCGCCGCATCCGGTGAGGACCTGGCAACCACGTCGGACATTGTCACAGATGCACTGACAGCGTTTGGTCTGAGCGCCTCGGACTCTGCGGAATTTGCGGATGTTCTGGCGGCGGCATCGTCCAACGCCAATACCAACGTCGCTATGATGGGGGAGACGTTCAAGTACGTTGCCCCTGTCGCCGGCGCTCTGGGCTATTCGGCGCAGGACGTTGCCGTTGCCGTCGGCTTGATGGCAAACAGCGGCATCAAGGCAAGCCAGGCGGGTACGTCGCTGCGGTCGGTCTTGTCCCGGCTGGCAAAGCCGACCGAACAGGTAGAGCAGGCTATGGCAGACCTTGGCATTTCCCTGACCGACTCCAACGGCGACATGAAATCGTTCCGGACGGTCATGGAGGACATGCGTGCCGGCTTTTCCGGCCTGACCAAAGACCAGCAGGCTGCCTATGCGGCGACCATCGGCGGGCAGGAGGCAATGAGCGGCCTGCTTGCCATTGTCAATACGTCGGACGAGGATTTTTACAAGCTGGCAAACTCCATTGACGAGAGCAAGGGCTCCTGTCAGCGCATGGCGGATACCATGATCAACACGCTGTCCGGTCAGTTCACGATTTTAAAAAGCCAGATCGAGGGCATCAACATCAAGGTATTTGATCAGATGGAGCCGGCGCTCTCCAAAATTGTTGGCACGGCGCAAGAAGCCGCATCTGCACTGGACGGAATGCTTGCGGCATATGCTGCCGGCAAAAAAGCCGGCGGCACCGGTAACGGAATACAGGCGGCAATCACCGCCCTGGGCAACATGTCCAAAACAGGCGCAACGATTGCAGGCGTGTTTCAGACAGTCGCCGACAAGCTGCAGGTGGTCTTTGACAAGGTGCAGGCGCTGCAAAACGCCGGCGTGCCGCTTGATAAGATCGCCGTCGCAGCTGCGGCTGTCGGTCCTGCCCTGCTGACCGCCGGAAAAGCGGTGTCCGTTTTTGGCAGCGGTTTCAGCGGCATTTCCGGCGTGATCGGTACGTTTTCCGGGGCGATCGGCAGCGTAAAAAGCGAAGCATCCGGCTTTTCCGGCTGGCTCACCAACTTTGGCGGACTGCTGAAAAATACAAAAGGCTCGCTTGCTGAGGCGGGCGGCGCAATCGGCGGTGTGCTGGGGAAGCTCAAAACGCTGGGCGGCGGAATCCTTGGCAAGATCGGCGGCGGCTTTTCCACGCTTGCCGCCAAGGTGCCGGCGCTGACCATGCCTCTTGTGGTGCTCAAAACCAAGCTGCAAGAGATTTCCGGCGGACTCGGGGACAAGGTATCCGGCGTGTTCGGCAAGATCGGCGGGGCGTTTGGAGCGGTCAAAGACAAGCTCTCTCCTGTAATCGGCGAGCTTCAGCAGTTCGCCGGCAAGATCGGCGGGGCGCTGTCCAGTGTGCTCCAGGTCGCCGGCAGCTTCGGCGGGCAGTTCACCTCCATTTTGATGAAAGCCTTTGGCTTTGGGGCAATCGGCGGTCTGGTGCTGGTCGGTCTGGGACTGATCCAGCAAAACTTCGGCGACAAGATCGACGAGATCCTTGCCATGGTGCGGGAAAAAGCGCCGCAGGTCATCACGGATTTCTGCACTGGCATCTCAGAAAAGATTCCCGCACTGATTGCACAGGGCGGTGCGCTGGTGGGCAATCTGCTGGACACACTCACGGCAATGGCGCCGTCTCTGATCGCCGGCGGCGCAGACATTCTCGTCAATCTGGTCAACGGCTTTGCCTTGCAGCTCCCCACGCTGCTGGAAAAGGCGGGGCAGCTGATTTTCACCATTGTGCAGGGTCT